ATGGATACCCCTATAATCTGTGTCCGTACCGGCCCTGAACTAGGCAAAAGCTCCTTGTAAGCCTGCGCTTGAAACTGCGTCACCGCCTCTGCAATCACCGGGTGAGTAACACCGCTCGAACCCCTAAACGGCTCTTCTCGCTCCTCATACTTAATGCCTAACAACCCTAGACCACTGACATAAGCGTCTTCCCAGTCATCACGACTAGCACGATCATCCTTGTACAAACCAAGCAGATCATCAGCAATCTTCATGATCTCCCGTTCATCAAGAAGCTCTGCCAAATTGGCGTCTGGCTCCGCCTGCATACGCTCCCGGATCTGCTTTTCAAAATTCAAAACAACAGAACCATCCTCCTCCTCAATCATCTCGGTCGGCTCTTCTATCTGCTCAACCTCAATGTCCTCGTCCGTCAGGCCCCCAAGAGGCATGCCCTGCGCCGGCATGATCTTGTCTATAAGAGAAGGTCTTCCATTAGCCATCACATCACCACTCAATAGTTAACTTGCAATTCACCACTTACACCAGCGTCATCAGATCCGTTGACCGACCATATCTTAATAGTGACCTTGGTTTCTCCAAAATTGGTTTTTATGTCAAATGTCTCAGACTGCCCGGTAGGAATATCATCGTACTCCTTCTTCCACCCCTGGCTCGAGGATACTTTGATGTTCCAATCATACCCGGCGGGACTCGTGATGGTACCAGTAACCTTAATAGTGGTCCCCACGGTCGGATAAGTCTTGCTGTCTTCCCACTCTCCCGTGGAATCTAATGTGAATTTCATGCTGTCAGAAGAACCTAGCAACCCATCAGGCAACTCGTCCCACCACATAATAGTCATTTTACTTAGTGATCCCCTTGTGCTTCTCCCAGCTCCTTAAACCCCCAAGACCTAACATCCCTAATAGAACCGGCATCATTGCCCCTAAATCCACCGGGGGAAGGTCCATGTATACCCCCCGCTGAACCAAAATAAATGTCAACACCGGCTGCGCCAGATAAGTGTAAAACAACGCCAACCCACACGACCACCCTATAAATGGCCGCCAACCAGATATGAAAATATTGCGATGCGCCGCCTCCTGCTGGTTAACCTGTATCTGCGCAAGATCGATACTTGCGAGATGCTCAGATAACCGCGCCTCAATCTCTCGCTGCGCCTTTTCCTTCTCTTCCTTGTTCGGAAAAAACCGATCAAGTACATCCCCCAAAATCGGCAACAACCCAGGAAGTATGGCCCCCAACATTATTTCTTACCCTTCTCTCTTATAACAATAGCAACACCAGCAACACCCACCCCAATAGGTGCCAAAATAGAAACCTCAAATATAATTCCAATACCTATCAACCCTACACCAACCGCCGCCCAACTCGAAGGCTCACATACCCGATCAGAAAACCAATCAAAAATAATTGTAACCATAAAATTCTCCTAGTAATAAACACGCGGCCTTAAATCTAAAAGAGGCTCCACATCTTCCTCATCAGTGTCAAGACGTAAAAATCCCCCCTTACGATACCTGATAAGCGCCATACTCATTGAATCACAATAATCATCATGATCCCCATTAGGAAAAGCCGCACACTCGTCAATCACTTCCTCAGAAAAACGCTTCTCCGGTGCCCATACCTTCCCACTCTCAAAAATAGGAGCCACCATGTGCATGCGCGTGTGCTTGTCCCTCCCCTTGGATGGAGTGTAGTTCACCACCGGTATGCCTATGTTCCTTAACTCATCAGTCAACGGCATACCCGTCGCCTTGGCCTCAATCAATACCATGTCCGGCTCCCAATACTTGTACTCCTCCAACGCCTTGGCCTTCAACTCAGGAAAATCCCAACGCCCACGCTGCGCATCCATCAAAATAAGACTGTCAGGACCATGCTCATTAGGCTTGAATATACCCCACGTCGTAATCGCAGAATAATCCGCCGTCTCCTTCTTGGAAAACGCCGTATCGTAACTCTGCATAATATACGAAACCGCCGGCGTCTCAGAAAGGGCATCCTGCTCCGAATGCGGATCATCAATAATGAGCAAATCAGCACCGCGACCAGTAATCGCACCTCCAACACCAGCCGCATAATACTCACCGCCCTGCGAAGTCTCCCACCGACCAGCAGCCTTAGAATCGGCACGTAAATCGACATCCGGAAATACCTCCCTATACTCCCTCGTCTCCATCAAGTTCCTCACCTTACGACCAAACCTAACCGCTAACTCAGCCGTGTGAGTAGTCTGAATAATCTTCAACTCGGGATTCTTACCTATCAACCACGCCGGCAACAAATAACTCGCAAAATCACTCTTCGTGTGCCTCGGCGGCATGTTGACAATTAACCGTGAACCACGATCCACCGCCAACTTCTCAAAACGCTTGGCCACCTGCTTGTGATGCACCCCCTGTATGAACCCAGGATATACATGCTTAACAAATGTCAAAAAATCACTCTGACGATCATCACGCTTGCTAAGCGTCCGCTTAGCCTCCTCCAAAACAAGTACCTCTCGAACAACCTCGTCAGGCGCATTCAGCACAATTGAATCCCCATCCCAAAATGTAAACTATACGGCACAAGGTGCACGGCCAAGGGTGCAATGATAAGTGCTTGCAATCGTTTGTTCAAAACCCTTCGGCTACACCACTACCCGAAGGAGGCGGCGGCCCGAACGCCAACCGGGGTGGTTTCGGATCAATTCACTTTGTTGCCGATCGATGTAAGTACCTAGGGGTTGGGTTGGGTTGGGTTGGGTTGGGGTTGGTTGGGTTGGGGTTGGTTGGGTTGGGTTGGGTTGGGGTTGGTTGGGTTGGGGTTGGTTGGGTTGGGGTTGGTTGGGTTGGGTTGGGTTGGGTTGGGTTGGGTTGGGTTGGGTTGGGTTGGGTTGGGTTGGTTGGGTTGGGTTGGCAAGCTCGGCTCGATGTTGGTTGGGTTGGTTGGGTTGATCGAAAGTAGTAGACATGATTTACCATTTCGTGATACTCTTGTCTTGTCGTTTTGAAACGACAACACACCAACCAAGACAGGAGAAAGACAGGTGCTTATACCGAAACTAACAATTGAATGGGTAGAATCAAGGACAGCGAACAAGTCTGCGAGTATCCACTACGAAAACACTCTGGCTATGAAAAAGGTCACCGAGTACCAACCCAAGATTCTAGGATGGATTGCGCCACGGGTGACAGACTTGATGGGCCGGTGGGGCTTTGGTGAAGTGAAGGAGTTTCCACGTAGATCACTCAATACGGAGAATGTCAAACCTAACTTGCAGCGTCAATTGGCGATCGGCGCGATAACGTCACACGAGTTTGACGGTTTCTGGAACACCAGCATAATACCAGCGCGCTACACGCTTAAGAACAGAGACGTTTAACCAGCACCATTGAGGGCGGGCATTGCCCGCCCTCACCACCAACCAAGAGAGAAGAAAGACATGACCAGATTTATAGACAGTCCAGAGATTATCAACCGTAAACGGTTTCATTTTCTCGGCTACGTGCTAGCTGTAGTGCTAGCACTAATAAGCGGTTTCATCTTGTACCCATTAACCGCTTGGATCTTTGATCGCATAGGAGGATTCTAACGTGGCTGTTACCATGCGACGATACCTCAAACTTGCTACCGGATATGATGGTAGCGCCTACACGATTGGCGATCGAGTAGAACTTCATCCCGGTACAGATCTTTGGATGATGGGCGCTCGCTATGGTGAGGTAATCGGCATGAGCTTAACGCCTAACGATAGAGTGCGCGTCAAGCTTGACGCATTCCCAGATAGGAAAACTCCATTCGCTGGATCTGCGGATACCTTTAGAAAGATATAAGCTCACCAACCAAGAAAGGATAAAGACATGGCGAAACATAGAAATCCTAGGAAGAAGTCAAGCTTAGCGCGGAGAAGGAAAGGTAAAAAATCTCAATGGGCTGTGCGCTCACTCAATACAGAGGGAGATCTTGTAGAAGTACAAGTGCCGTTCGCTAAGCAGTAGCTAACCCACCAATTAATCCGCCTAGTTGCCTAGGCGGATTTTATTTTGTCTCGAACCCAGGTGGTTCGGCCACTGGCGCGGTTCGGTACCCAAACGCCGACGAGCTCGACTCGAGGTAGCTTAGCGTTCACCAGGGCACGGCAGCCCGGACGACCGACCCCGACCGACCCCGACCGACCCCGACCCCGACCGACCCCGACCCCGACCGACCCCGATTTAAGGGTATGCTAGGGTATTACCCCGACTTAGATCATTGCTTAGACGGCAACTGGTGAGGTCGGATCTTGTCCCGACCCCGAAAAAAAGACAAAAAGAAGCCCCGACTAGTCGGGGCTAAGATAATAGCGATCAATGACCGCTTTATAGCATCGCTTTCAATTCTTTCTTTATGCGCCTCGCATCATCGCCTCGATAAGTTCCGGCATTGCACAGAAATCGAATAACCTGATCCTTAGCACTCTCATACATATAATTATCATCAATCGAATTGAGATCGCGCATCGCGTCCAGATACGGCGCTGCCGCATAATTTACCTTCTTCCAAGTACGGCGGATTTCACTTGCGATTTCATATATAGGTCTAGCCATTTTGATTCCCCTTGTTATCTGTTGCGTTGCATTGCGCGAACATTGAACTCGTCGTTGCACTCGCGCTCTTTGAATATCAACTCAGCCTTATCACCAACCGCACGGATAAAAATTACCGCATCGCGATCCTCTTCTAAATAAAGGTCGACCCCATCAGTGTAGGAATACTTCGAGAAGTCCTGCGGCGTCAGTTCAAAATCTTCGAGCGTTTGCTGGTTGACCCTCAACCAGGCGTGCCCGGGATCGGAAAACCAAGTGCAAGTTATTTCGCGTTCCATTTTGTTTTACTCCGGTTAGTTGACGAACTGCAATTGTCTCATGATGCTTTACCATGGTCAAGTGCTATGGTAAGATCAAACCTCGTCAAACAACCGGAGCAAGACTATGGGCTTTTTTTCTTGGATCACGCAAGACAGCTGTAAGAGTATCCCCAGCCGTTTCTCAAAGCAGAAAACGTTTGCGGTCACCATGCGATCGCCTACCGTAGATTATCTAGAAGACAATTATGAAGGCTACGGGATATTTGGCGGTAAGGACTACTACGAATTGCTCGCGGAGATGAATCCACAGTTAACCCTCGAGTTAACAGACAACCCTCCGAAAAGACTACAAAAGGGATCGCTCAAGTCGGGCGGCCCAACCGAGTTGCGGCATGTTGGGATCTACATGTCATCACACCACACAGAGGAACGCCTGCTCTACCCTCAATTAATTGAAGATCCTACGGTGGAAGTAGACTTCCACGACCGCGTTGCCGATTGTCCGGATCAGGGATTTTTCTATCCGGAACAATCATATCTGGTGCACGTTAGAAGAGGGGATTTAATCATGGATACCCATCTAAGCTTTGATATACACCTACCTTCAGATAACGATTCTTTAGGCTTTACAATACAGGTGACAGAAAATTATGAAGGTGACACATGGCACGTATCCACGTTTGAAAACACACACCCGAAATATGGATTTCCCGACCCAGACGATCAAACCTCCGAGCATCGGGATACGCGGGGCTTCAATACTGAACACGAAATATTTGAATATCTGAGACACTTGATAGCCCAATAAAGGTAATGGTTGGGTGCTTCGCCCCCGCTGGTCGGGGGTTTTTTTTCGCCTTGAGATCGCCGGCAGCCTACAGTCCCTGGTTACTAACCCACTGGCGCGGTTCCGACCAACTACCACCCTTCGCCTCGAGGCAACGCCCGACCCCGACTAGATATGGATCTCCCGACCCCGACTAGATATGGATCTCCCGACCCCGACCCGAACCTAATCTGATTGTTGTATGGTTTACCATGGCATGGTAAGATCAAACTTCGTCAACGATCGGAGTTCTAATATCATGAGTTTAAATTGTGTGACTATGTCAGGCGCGAAGAAGACCGCCGGTTGTGCGGTTACCTATCGGTCAGGCGACCAGAACATGTTTGGCACATGTCCTGATACGTGCAAGCTCAAGCCAAGCGGCCAATGTGGATCGTCTAAACTGGATCGCGTTTATTGGAAAGCGGTGCGCAATGCCAAGCCTAGGCGCGGTGCTTCGTTCACCTACTCTCATTTCCCACCGAGCCAATGGCCAGACACTAACCGCGATGGTGTAACTACCGTTAACTATTCTGCCGATACGCCACGGGCTGCAGCCATGCATACCACAAGTGGTACCGCAAGCGTCACGGTAGTCCCGAAAACATGGTGGGGATCGGGCCTGATAGATGGCCGTCTATCTAGCCGCAAACATACCTTTGTCGATGGCGTCCGTGGCGTGCGGTGTCCGGCAGAATACTTACCCAAATTTTCATGCGCGGATTGCGGCGGCGGGGATCCATTGTGCGCGCGGTGGGATCGCGACTACTTTATAGTGTTCACGGCGCACGGTGCATCAAAGCGGTTAGCCGAAACCTTAGATGAAGATGGCGGTTGCTACGGTAACGGCGGTAACGTGCGGTTGCATTGGGATCGACTGTCAAAAACCACACAAACCGAAACGGACTCGCAGAAGTTAACACGATGGGTTCGCGACGAACTGCCAGCGCGTGCTATTGTCCGTCACCATGTAGTCGGTGACATGGGGAAAGAAGCGTAAGAAGCATAGCCAGCGCCTCGAGCTCGAGGCGCTGGCTTGACCAGGCAGCCGAGCTCGCGTAGATTACCTCTTCCTCCTCTGCGCACCGTTGGGGACCTTCGGTGGCACCCTGCCTTAAGGCCCCGACCTGCGCGTTCGGCCCCGACTCACCTCGGGGCCTTTTTTTGCCCCGACCCCGAACGCCAGCAATGAATCCCCGACCCCGACCCGAGTTGACGGGATATGTGAAATCGTGATAAAGTGGGCGCTCGTCAACAAACCGGAGTGCAGCATGAAAAACTACAAACAAAAGATTAAGGAATTGGGCTTTTCCGTCGTGCGCGGTAGTTACTACGGCACCACCGATGACCGCATTGACCGGTGGTACGTGGAGCACCCGGCCGAAACCTGTGTAGACCGTCGTGGATCTGGATTCAAAACATTGCGAGACGCATATCACGCCACCGCTGAGGTAGTAATGATGTGGAGAGTCGATGATGAGGAAATCATCAGGTCAGAAACTTGCTCGACGTCAGCAAGTTCTCGGAGACCTTAAGACATGAAAATCACCGAAAACCCACAGTCCTTCGATGCGATACCACCGAGTCCGCATGGGATGGATACGCCTTTTTTCATCAAGACAATGTCACACGAATATCCCGGATTCACCAAGATAGAAATTCACGACGGTGGCGTGGCTACAATCGGCAGTTGCGGAATCCAGACCTATACGAATAAAGAGACTTTTCTAGACGGGTTCCCGGCCCACCATTTTTCGTTGGAAGATGTTCCCGTCGATGGTTGGGAAGCAGAAAAAATTTGGTGCGACCAAACCCCTTTCTGCGTAGTGGATGTCATCAAGTTCCTCAACCGTGGATGGTTCCCTTTCCACATGGTGGATGTTATCAAGTTCAGCAACCAGTGGGTCGCTACCATCACCGACGAGTCGATCGTCCTCAACACCTTCAAAGCCTACAGCGAGCATGCCTTCGATGAGAACTTCTGCACTATTTTCGCTGAATGGGATAACGTGCAACAGATATGATAAA